TGTAATTATAAGCTGAAATATTCCAAATTTGATTTTTATCATTAGCCGAGCAAATCTTATAGATTGCGTCCACATTATCTTTAACATAAAGCCAATCTCTAACATAAGATCCATCTCCATGAATTGGTATTTTTTGCCCAGTCTCCAGCGAGTGAATAATTCTCGGTATTAATTTTTCTGGATACTGCCTAGGCCCATAGTTGTTAGTACTTCTAACTATTTGATAGTCCACGCCAAAGGTTCTAGCGTAAGCTAAGATAAGCATCTCTGCCGCCGCTTTAGTTGCTGAGTATGGATTGCTTGGACTGAGTGTGCTATCCTCTGTCTTCTCTCCCTCGTTTACGTCTCCGTACACCTCGTCTGTGCTTATGTGGACGAAAAGCGGCTTTTCATACACCTTAGCCCTGAGAAGGCTTAGAAGATTGAATACACCGTCTGTATTAGATTTTAAAAATACTTTTGGTGATTCTATAGAATTGTCAACATGAGATTCTGCTGCAAAGTTTACAATTATGTCACAGTTTGGTATGTGATTTATATTACATATATCTTCTTTTATGTGTGTATATTTTGGATTATAGTCCCAAGGTAGTTCGCGGTTTGCAGCATAAGTAATTTTATCTATATCTATAACTTCATGACCCTCTTCAAGAACCCTTTCTACAAAGTGGCTTCCTATAAACCCCCTGCCGCCAGTAACTAAATATATCATATGTTATACCTCAAAAGCTGATTTTCAAACTTTTCTTTTAGCTGCTCTAGGTTGTTTTTTATAATTTCTGGATGTTCTCCTTCAAAATCTTTGGTGCGACAAACACCTCTATACGATGGTTTAAATTCATGTACACCGCGATAACGATCTTCTATTTCGTTTTTCTGTTCTTCGTTACCCAGAACCCAAGGCAGATAAACTTCTTGAAAGTAATTATCTATGCAGTTGTTTCCGCTTAGATATTCTTTATAGTATTTTAATTTATTAAATACCTGATCTGGAAAGACGTAGGAGTAATGATACATTCTAACGCCATGCTTTTCCGCAAGCTCGTCAAAGTTAAGATGCTTTTCAGGCCAAGGATTGTCGATCTTGTGCGCTATCGTTGGCGGTCTATGAGTCGCCCAGTACGAGCCGGGATAAACTTTTCTAATTCGCATAAACTCTGCGCCTTCTTCAAAGCCTCCAAGACATTTGTCAAACCCACCATAAAATGTTACACTTTTAAATCCTACAGAAGTATATCGTTCTGTTTCCAATAGATTGATAACCTTCTCTATATCTTCTGGCTTAAATACTTCGTCGCAATCTAAATTCCAAATATAATCTGCTTCGTCATCAAGAAATTCCATATAGGCATTGCACTGGTCGTCTTTCTCTAAATATTGAGAGTGAACAATTTTAATTTTATTCTCTGGATCAGGAAAGTTTTCTAATATCTCATTTGTGCCGTCTACAGAGGTCGTGTAGCCTTGTTGTTGCCAGTATCCCACTGGACCTTCGGCTATAAGAATTTGATGCGCATATGGGTACACAGACGCTAGAGTTTCTTCCAAAACCTGATCGCCATTTAATACAATCATTCCAAATGTTATTTTCATATTAAAACTCATAATTATATTTATCTAATACTAATTCATCATACTTTAAAACAATGTCAATCATTTCATTATCATAGTACTCTTGGTAGTGATTATGTTTTGAGGCGTTTCTGTGAAATCTATTACTAAGATTATCAAATTCTTTCAAAGATATGTGTTTTTTTACTCCGGTAGTATTCCACAAGTTATCAATTTCTTGATCTATATTTTCTAACTTTCCAACATGGCTCATGCTAAATAATCCGTTATCATAAAACATATGTTGATACAAGCTTGAAAGCCAAAACCTTGGTATAGAATCATTTTCCACGCCATGCAAAAGATGATGTTTTAAGGTTGGAAACTTTTGACGAAAACTATCTCCATACAATCCACAGTCGCTTTTTATTGAAACGCCACCTTCGGCACAGCCCTTTTTTTGAAAATAAAAATATCTAGAAACATACCAATCAAATGGGTTTCTTACTAGCCCAAACTTGTATGCTGTTTCTTTGTTTTTAAAATCTCCAACGGTAGCGTGAGCCGCAGCGCCGCTAAAAGTAGAAGATTCTCCAATATTTATTTCTACCCCAGATAGACTAGAGATGTATTGAAAATACTCTCTTAGCAAAGTTCCTCCGGTTTTTGGAAGATGAACAAAAATAATCTTATCTAGCATGTATTATCCTAAGTCTTTATATTTCTCAGTTTTTAAAAAGTAATCATTATAATAATTTATTGCGCTTGCATTATCATATATTCCACACTGACACCAAGCGCCATCTCTATCAAATCTATATCGTTGATTCTCGTAATCCGGGGTAAATTGAGCAAAATGCACAAAATACATGTCTTGCTCTCTGGTCTTGTTTTCTATTCCTATGTCAAGATTTTTATCTGGAGTCCAAGATATTTTTCCTCCAATATTATTGTCTAAATATTTATATATTCCCATATTCCAAGGAGCGCCGTGACCTATTTCTTCATCTATAATGCATATGTTTTCTTCTCCAAACATGGGCGCAAAAGCCTCAAGATATTTTTGATCACCGCAGGTTCCGTATTTTTCAGCCCACTGATTATTTGGGGTAATTACACAGTCTCGCCACCACTTTAAGCACTTATACCCCGGATCATCGTTTTTAAAATATATCACTCCTACATTGTAAGCACCCACATAAGCGCCAATCTCATTGTGTCTATGAAGCATTATCGCAATACTTTTACTTGATATCACTTCATACATTTTATCTATACTATTATAGAAGCATATATCTGAATCTACATAAAGTATGTCTTCTAAATTTAGATTACTAACGAGATATTCAGAAAAAAAAGACCCCATCGCCCAGCAATAGGTATTATCCCCTGAAGGATCGTAGACTGTATTTTCTTTAAGTGTTTTAAAGTCTTCTGTTTTTTCTACTTCTTGCATTCTTACAAGATTGATGTGGTCTAAATTAAGCTTGCTTATCGCGTCATAGGTTTCATCATCCATACACAAATAATGAAGGGTAAATTCTTGTTCGCAATTTGCTATGAGTGAGTCATAAAGCGCCATTCCATATCTTAAATAGTTCTTGTCTGATAAAGAGCATATATTAATCATCTTTTTCCCCTATTTTGAAATAAACAGCATCTCCCCAGCTTTCGGATTGCCACTCAACTGCAAGCCTTTGAAATCCAAATCCTTGAAGATAAGAGTCTATTTCTTCGATCATGGGACAGCCTTCATACATCTCATCTCTGTTTACTTCTGCCACAATAAGCTCTATTTTATCAAGCTCTTCACCCATACCTTTTAGGACTTCTAATTCGTAGCCTTGAACGTCTATATTTAGAAAATTATGCTCGCTTGTATCTATTTCGTTTTCTTCTATAAATTTATCAAATCTTTTTACGTTGATAGATTCTTTTGAAGGAAATGTAACCTCTGGATGTTCTGTCAGATGCTTTTTAGGTGCTAGAATAGAGCTAGAAGCTCCTGCTCCATTAGATACGCCGCCTTCTCTGTCAGAGATGAACATACCAACCACATCTTCTTTTGAGCCAAGCGCCACGTTAAATACTTTCTCTTTAATGATACACTTAGAATTTACAATATCAAAAAGTTTTTTTTGAGGTTCAAACAATATTGTATTTGTTAATCCTAAACTTCTGTATTGTGATAGTTCTTCGCCAACAAAAGCGCCGACATGAATCGCGCCTGTAATTTTTGCGCCTGTGTGATGCTCAATAGCATTTAGATCAAATATCATTTTAGTCCTTTTAGTATGTCAATTTCTGTGTGAGGGCATTTTATTTCAAAAAAGTTTAAGCTATTCATATTAATTCTACTGCCAGATTTATATTTATCAAGCAATATTTTTTCATCATAACCAAAGTAATCTCCAGATCTGTTACTGTGACTATCTTGCACTTTGTTGTTTGGGCTATTTACTACACAGCTTTTTATTGAGCAAGCCATCATAGCAGCGCTCAGGGGCCAAAACCTTTGTATAGCAGATTCAAATTCGTTTGGCGTTTGTTTCCAGCTTTTAAATTTAGATAACTCCCACAGTTCTGAGGTCATTTTTTGCATTTCTGATTTTTTAAAAATATGACCGTCTACAGAATGAGAATAAGACCAATAAGAACCGTAGTAATGAGACGTTTTATTCCAAAACATGTATTTTCCGGTTGAATCAATACCATAATTAGATGGTGGGTCTTGATAGGCAACATCGTTGTGGTATCTTTCTGTAATATTTTTTCCTAGCCTTAGAGAAAAGCAGCAAATTTCTGAAACGTTAAATATACTTTCAGGAAATTGTACTTTATCAAAGCAGATGCAGTCATCTACAAAAAAACAAACATAATCATTTTTTGATTGTCTTACAAGTCTATCTATATCATAAAATAAAGAGTCTGTCTGTGTCCAAAACGCGACATCTCTATGTTCTGACTCTAGTGTTTTTTGCGCGGGGCTAAATTCATCGCTATTGTTGTGAAGAACTATATTTTCAGTAGATTGAGGAAAATTTTCCTTTATAGACTTTAGACATAAGTCTAATTGTAGCGGTCTATTTTTACTGAATATGATCGAAGTAATCAACAAACTTTTCCTTGTTTTTGTAGTACCAGCTTACTGTATCGTGTAGCCCTCTGTCCAAGCCCGTTTTAGCTTCAAACCCTAGCGCTTTGGTTGCTCTGGATGTGTCCAGACATCTTCTTGGTTGACCGTCCATACCGTTAGAATTAAAGACAATATCGCCTTTAAAATTCATCATATCAGCTATTTTGTGTGCCAGTATAGAAATAGTACACTCCTGACCCGTTCCAACATTTATTGGATGTGGCGTTGTGTCTATTTCTACCGCCTTTTTTATGGCTGCCGCACAATCATCTACATAAAGAAACTCTCTACTAGCGTTGCCTGTTCCCCATAGATTAACTTCTGCTTCACCGTTGTCAATAGCTTTATCAATCTTTAGTATAATTGCAGGTATGACGTGGCTAATAGCGGGATCAAAGTTATCATGAGGCCCATACATATTTACAGGAATAAGATTCGTGCAGTTAAGGCCGTATTGAGCGTTGTATGCAATCAACATCTCCATCAGAGCCTTTTTAGCAACTCCGTAAGGCGCGTTTGTTTCTTCAGGATAGCCATTCCAAATATCATCTTCTTTAAACGGCACAGGTGTAAACTTAGGATAGGCGCAAACAGTACCAACCATGACAAACTTTTGAAGTTTACCATACTTTCTGGCCGTTTCTATGAGATTCATACCCATAACTAAGTTTTCATACATAAACAAACCCGGATTGTCTTTGTTTGCACCAATACCGCCAACTCTAGCGGCTAGGTGTACGATTGCATCCGGCTCATGCTCTTTGTAAAGATAGTCAACCTGTTTTTGGTTTGTTAGATCGTAGTCTCTCTTGCCCCCTAGAGATACCACATCATAAAATAAATTGTCTTTTAGCGTCTTATTTACAGCCTTGCCAAGAAAACCGCTACCACCTGTAATAATAACTTTACTTTTGCTCATTTAACGCATCCTTATAAGCTTTCAAAATACCAAAAGACAAATCTTCATAACCAAACTCTTTCATAATTGTTGCAATTCTATGAAAGCCTGTGTGGTTTTCGGTAACAAATTTTTGACCCCGTTTCGCATATGTATCTCTTTCGTCGGCAGCGTTTTTGTAATGTTCAATTTTATCTCTAAAATCATCTGGAGAATCTGCAATCACAATACCGTCACCAAACATCTTGTATGCTTCTACATTATCACTAACACAGAAGCCACCCGCATACAGAATCTTAAATATTCTTTCATTTACATCTATACCATATACCTGAGCGTGAGGCTCGCTTAAATTTGGACATATCTTCGCAGAAACAAACAAATTTTTGACATCATGATCATCTATAAGACCGCAATATTGATTTACACCCCATACTTGATTACCAAATATTTTTACATTGTAACGATCAAGAGGATGTAGAAGTGGGGTCAGATAGCGATCAATAACTTGACCCTTGTACGGCCAATAACCGCCCACGAATCCAATATCGCACTTTAGTTTTTCATCAACCTGAGCGCCGCCATACACCGCCGTATCTGCGCACATCATCAACGAAACCGGCTTGATTCCGATTGTCTCAAAATAGTTATGAGTTCTTTTAATGTCGGCATCGCTGTAATGAATATGTACAAAGTCTGGTTTCCCTGTTTCATCTTTAAGTTTTTTAAGTAATTCTTTTTCTTTTTTAGAGCAGAACAAAATGTTGTGTTTTGATTTATCTACTTCCTTTTCTTGATCGCCCCAGTCGCCAGCACGTAGCCCTACTTTTAGGTGTGGTCTTTCGTAAATACACTTTATCAAAGCCTCATCTAGATTGTAGGCTTGTCCTAAAAATAAATCAGGTTCAAATTGGTCGAATATATCAAAAGCAGGAACAGTTTTACAGTCCCACAATAGAACCTGATGTCCTGTAGCAGCGAAGGCGTTTGCCCAAGCCATTCTTTGAAAATAGTGAGCATGACGACCATCGCTACAAATTAAAATTTTCATTCTTTAAATCCTTTATACAGTCTATTTCTAATATGGACATATCTTTTGGCTCGTAACATTGAAAATTTGCGCCCATAGAAATCATTTTATTTATTATTTCAAAAGACAGTAATTTTTTTTGACTACCCTGTAGTTTGATCAAAATATTGTTTAGTATTTTCAATTCTTTGCCAGTAATAAATGCTATTTGACACCACTTAGTAGGTAGTCCATAAGATAGCATCGTGGCTTTATTGTTGTGTATAGTAACGCCTATTTCCTTGTTCTTCATCATGCCCTTATTGTCAATTAACAAAAAAGACTTTTTAAAATTCAAATTACCAAAAGGCGACTTAGCGAAGTACAAATCGCCATGAAAAAACATTATACTTTTTTTGTTTGTATTGTTAACAGCCAGTCTAAGGCTTTCTGAGTTATTTGTATTTTCATATATTTGATTTTCTACGATTCTTATTTTGTTGCCAATCTTTTTAATTATTTTATCTACACTGTATCCGAATACGCCTATTATTTCGCTAAATTCTAAAGAGTTTTTTATAGTATTTATCTGATGCTCTATCAGAGTTTTAGAGCCTATCTTTATAAGACTTCTAGGCTCATTAGACTTTATTCTGCTACCAACGCCTGCGGAAAGTATTACAACGGCCATGTCTTGTTCGTTGTTTTTTGTTTTTATTTGAGTCGTAATTTCTTTTGTAAATCTACTCACTAGCGACTACCTAAAATTTGAGCCTGTTGTTGAAAAATTTCTGGAGTCATTTTCATAGATTGATTTTGTCCGCTTTCGTTTACGATAGAAAGAGATTCTGGAATATGACACATAATACAATGATTTGATAATCTAAGCCAAAGATCATAGTCTTCTGTACAGCCAATAAAGCCTTGACTTGCGGGACCGTGTAATCTACTGTCAAAAATTTCACCATTGGGCAAAATAACTTTTTCAAGATATTCTTTTTTTATCAGAGCGTTACTATGTACCATACATCTAAAGGACAGTTCTTTCTTAGAGTATGGGCTTTTAGCTTCATATTTTACATAGTGTTTGTCGCCATAACTTCTGTGAATATCGTAGTCGCCGTAAGCAACACCAACTTCTGGATGTTCCGTTAGTTTTTCTACTAATTTTTCAACCTTTGTGAGCTTGTACTCGTCGTCTGCATCTAGAACGCCAATAATATCCGCCCACTCCCAGCACATCTCCATAGCGGTATTACGAGCAACACTTGCGCCAGAGTTTTCAATTCTCTTTACATAAACGTTATCTTTATCTTTTGCGAATTGAGATATTTTTAACCAAGAGTCATCAGACGATCCATCATCAACAACATAAAGTCTTATCTCGCCTTTATATGTTTGTCTTTGTATACTTTTCATGCCCTCAACAATAAACCTTCCGTAGTTATAGTTGGCGCATACAATTGCAACTTTAGGAAGCATTAAATTCCTCCCAAGTAATTAGTGTTTCTCCGGTATTATCTTTCATGTCTTCTACTTTTTCCAAAAAGGGTCTGTCATCAAATACCAATTCTCCGTCTTCTGTCTCGTAAGCTTTTTTGCGATTTCCATTTAAAAGTTTAAACAGCGGTGTAGAAAATAATAGACCATTGAAGTCATCATAAGGCTTTACAATGGACAATCTTTTCATTTCTACATTTACTCTTTGATTTATTTTTTCAATTAATTCTTGATCAATACTTTCGCCAGATGTTGTCATGTATATCCAGCCATTTTTAGCGTGTCTAAAGCACTCATCAATCAAAAACATTTTATTTTCTGGTATATGGGAAACTTTTAAAAGATGGTGCAGAGTTTTGTCATGATCAAAAGTTTCCGCAAGAATTTTTTGTACACCTTGATTGTATTCTGTCTTATCTGTAATAACCGCTACATATCTAGCTTGATGTATAGTTTGATTTTTTATATCTTTTAACGTTTTTTTCAAATCTTCAAGAGCGGTTTGACTATCAGTATTTAGTAAAACAAAAAACCCCACTCTTGGCAAAACTTCTTTAAGTGCTACATGATGTCTTTTTTTATAATCCTCAAGAGAAAGCTCTGAAACCCACTCGTCTGGTCTATAGGTATTGCAATATCTACTTAATACATACGAGCCTTCATGTGTTTCTCTTACGCCAAGCTTTTCTGACCTATATAGCTCACAACCCGTTTGTTTCTCTTCATTTTTTACAGCGAAAACACATCCTTCGCAATAGGTTTCTGGATTCATTTAACTCTCCTGAGCTTCATTGTTAAAAATGCTAAATTAGATATTGACTTTTCTTTAACTTCAAAGTTGTTAGGAATTGATTTTTCTATAGTTTCCGTATTAAGTATACTCTTTTTTGAGCTATCAAAAAACAAATTGTTTAATTCATGTATTTCAATTTCTTCTCTTGCATAAAGACGGAAAAGTAAATTGCAATCTAGTTCAATTATGGTAATTTCACAACCTATTCTGCACTTTTTAAATATTAATTCCATAGCTTCTTTCAATTCATTAAAAGAAAAGCAGGACAAAAATGAATCAATAATTAAATTAGTTACTTCACTATCACAAGAAGAAGAGTCAAGTTCAGATAAGTTTGAACAGTGTTTAAAGGAGCTATCTGATGGGCGCTTGTTAGATAAATAAATTTTATTCATTATATGTTCCTGTAATTATTTACGGTAGAATGTAATAGTTTGTTCCAACTGCTAACAAATCTTTCAAGACTATATCTTTCTACTATGGTTTGTCTTGCTTTTTTTCCTAATTCAATAGCTAGAGACTCATCTTTGAGTAGCAACTGTAAAAATCCCCTTAATTCCTGTGGATCATTTGATATTAGTCCGTTTTTACCATTTTCAATTATCTCCGGTATCATGCAGTTCGCAGTGGAAACTACGGCGCATCCACAGGCCATAGCTTCTAATAATACACTAGGAACTGGTGAATGTAAAGATGTGTTGTAAAATATTCTTGAAGACTGATATATTTTTCTTAAATGGTCTATAGAACTTGCTGGCTCAGAAAATCCGGGACTTTTGCCGTATACTTTCACGGGCAGTTCTGAAGTGGTTTGTTTCCACAGATTAAAACCGCAACACCAGTCTCTATTGGGCCAGTCGTTTACCACAGAAAGACATGCGTTATCTCTTAGCGTAGAAACAATGTCTGATTCTGATTCTCCGTCGTTCCAAAACTCTGTGTCTACGCCATGTTCTACAACATCTCCAATAGAGTTCCACTGCTGCATATTGTAATTAGATATAAAGGAGTCTCTATCACTTGGATACTGTTGAAATGCCGCAACCTGATTAGCAACGTCAAATCTAACATCAGGAAGAACGTGAGTGTGTCTAAGAATTGGTACACCGGTTTTGTTGCCCTGAGTAACGTCTGATCCGGTCAGGTGCTGATGCGCCTGAAACATCCTGTCACACGAAGTGTGTGTTAAAATTAAATCAAAATCAATATAATCAGGTATCGTATCAATGATATGGTAATTATCTGGAACAGGAGCATAGTCCGTATCCCAAGTTTTACCAATAGCAATTGAATAAAAATTGTGTCCAGTTTTACAAAGATTTTCTTCATATCTTTCATGCGTGGCGAAAGTCAATATGTTCAACTTTCTATCTAAATCACACTTTCGCATGATAGTTCTTATAGCTCTTTGATTTGCGCTAGCAGCCATTTAAAATCTCCTTCAATTTTAATCCTATTTCTTTGTGAGAAAACTGCGCGGCCCTTTTTAAAGCTTTATGACTTTGCTCTGTTTCTAACGATGTATTTCTTTTCATAAACGCTTGCCTCATTGCAAACATCAAAGATTTGATATCTATTTCCATCCAGTTCTCGTTTGCGGTATACATATTATGTAGCGTAGACATAGCGCCAAAACACGGTGATTCTTGAGATTTTACGGATATTCCTGAGCAAAAGTCATCCATACCTGTTCCTTGGGTATAAATAACCGGAATCCCCATAGACATCGCCTCAAGCGCCGGAATGCAAAAACCTTCGCCGCGACTAGGCATAACAAAGGAATGGCATTGAGCTAAAACAGAAAGATAATCTTCTTCAGATAGCTGCCCGCATATGACAATTTCTTCCTTGTAATTTTTTCTTAGTTTAAGCCCCTCTTTAACTTGCTTGAAGTAATTTTGAACATAATCTAGACTTTGTTGAGATGTTTTTATATACAAATTTACGTCTTCGTCTGTATCAAACTCCATGTGAAAAGCTTTTACCAGCGCTTGTATATTTTTTCTTTCTACAAATTCTCCAATAAATGCAAAATTAAAACTATGCAAAAGGTTTTCTATCTTAGAGCCTTTTTCTAAATATTTTATTTCATTGTATTTAGACGTATCTAAAGAATGCGGAGCGACTTTAACTTCCTTTGTAACTCCGCTTTGTAGACATGCGTTTTTACATGAGTTTGTAGGAACCCAAATTTCATCCATCAAATTGGCGTGATGCTGCCAAGAGCTTTCTATAAAGTTGCTAGTTTCTGTAGCTACAAATCCTATGTTTTTAAATTTTGAATTGTAAGAATACAAGTGCGGAAGAGTATGTTGAATACAGATGTCACATCCAGCTTCTGAATTGCCTTCAAGATCTAAGACTCTTTCTGGACAGGTTCCCGCTGAGTTGTTAAAAGTTATAGGACGAGGCACAACTTCTACACCAGCAGCATCTAATGCAAGTATATTGTTTATACAAGCGTTAGCCCAGCCAGTCCCGTCTTTATAATTTCCTATGTATAAGACTTTCATTTAATACCCATTTCCTGTTGAATTTTATGAACCCTATTATTTTCCCAAACATTTAATTGATTTCTAAAATTAGCCATTTCTTCGCAGGCTTGTTCAATAGAAAACGGTGTATTGTTGTTTTGATTTTTTATATGAGATTCATTAAAGTAAAATTGTTTGTCCATATTTTCGCATCTGTAACCAAAAGAGACATCTCTCAACACTCTTTTCCACAGATATCCACCGATCCATTCGGGCTTATGAAGTATATCTGTAAATATAAAATTGACAGCATCTGTTGTAGAAGTTAAACCTTGCGGAAGACTTTGGGCAGGCTCAAATATTTTTGCGGGAGAGTGCCAAGTTGTAGAAAGGTCTTTTGGCTCTACTGTTTTAAAGTGTTTAGCCCAAGCATCGGCGGCTTTATCCCAGCTATAATTTTCTAAAGCTTTAGCTCTAGTATTAGCCCCTATTGTCGGTAGCATATCTTTTTTTGCATGGAGTTCTTTTAAAATATTTAACAAAGCCTGATTATTAGGTATTGCTCTCTTACATCCTGTCTCGCATTCAATGTAGTAAGAACTTGGAATTACGCCAAAACCTTCTATATTTTTAATAACAGAATGCATGGCAGAATAATCTACAGAAACAACTGGTAAGCCGCAATTAGCAGCTTCTAGCTGAGGCATTCCAAAGCCCTCGCTATTAGCGTACTGTATATACGTATCAAAGCAATTATAAACATTTGCTAATTCGTTGTCAGATACTGGATTAGCTATGCCTACCATGTGATTAGTCAGGGATTGGCAGTGTGGGCAGCTTTGTATGGAATTTTGGAAAAAGTCTACAGACACTTTTCCGCAGCTTTTACACTTATAAGTCACCAAAACCCTACTGGCTAATCCGTTTTGGTGTATCAATTTAGGCAAATCCCAGCCTACATCTGGATAATATGTGTGACAGTAGAGAAAACAATTTGGATCTTGCGTCTCATCCAAGAACCTCCTAAATGTCTGCATCAAATCTGGATATAGTTTTCTTCTTTGATTTCTCATAACTGTACCAAAAATAAAACAGTCTGGAGAAATTCCCATGCTGGATTTATGTGCAGCCTTATTTGCCACCGGAGAAAAACAACTTGCCGCCGCAGGAGATGCGATATCTACAAAATTTATGTCATCACATTGATTAATTAATGTATCTCTACCAAATTCAGAGTAGGCAAATACTGCGTCAGCAGATGCGTATGTATTGATCCATTGATCGTATTGCGGTTCGGCATCTACAGTTGGCATGATTGCCCAATGAAAAAAATCTCTAAACGGAGAACGCTGCTCAAACTCCATCATCCACCAGTCTCTAATATCCATCACAATATCTGGCTTAAAGTCTAGTAAGACAGAGTTAAATGACTGATCTCCAAATTGAGCGCTAGGATTGGCCTTGTATGCTTCGTACTCCGGGCTACTTGGTGATGGCTTATTACCGTAAAACTTCCAAGGCAAATTTTTACCTTGAGCCTCAGAACTTTCTGCATAACAACCGAGTTCTGCAACTTCAAATTCATCTATCTGACACAACCTAGACAAGACTTCCTTAGTATATACAGAATATCCTGTCGCATACCAAGACGCCTCAGTGCAAAAAAGTATTTTTTTCTTCATTCAATTATCCGATGGAAATATTTTAAAATTGGTGACTCTAAAAAATGTTTCGTCATGAGGAAATCCGCTATTACTCCTAGCGGCGGCTTCAATAATCATTGTATCGTCTTCTTCAATATTGTCTCTTATAGCCATAGCAGCAGTGTCCCAAGCTTCAAAAGCTAAAATATTGCTCATGGTCTTGGACTTTCCACTTTTGGTCTTTCTTTTTTCTTCAATGTTAAGATAGAATATTATTCTACAAGTTTTTGAAAATTCTTCAAACTCAAAATTAGATAGGACTTTACCTAGAAAAAAACACTTGTTCATATTTGGCTTGCTTTATTTACAATAATGGAGCTTTTGTCTTTTTTTGACACTTCTCCGTTGATCAAAACGGTATTACCCTCAATAAGAACATCTCTATGTTCTCTATAAGCGTCTGGAAAAACTGTAACAGAATCAAGTTCCCCGCTAGAATCCTCTACTGCAAGAAAAGCCATCAATTGACCGGGGTTTTTGCCGTTCTTCGTTTTGTACTCCCTCAACGAATTTATTTGAACTGCTAAGTTTACTTTCCCTTTTATAGTACCTTTTGATATGTCTTTGCACATAAAATTAGATAAATTGCCAGATACAGAGTCTGTCTTAGCACAAGTCAATGGACAGCCTAAAAATTTAAGCTCTTGCTCTGCTATTGTTTCTACACTATCCGTAAGATCATAAAATGGATTTTCTAAAGATTCTTTAATATCATTTACTGTTGTAGCTCTTCTTGACGTAATCTTAAAGTTGTCAATCAAGCTCTGTATATTTGCGCTAAGAGATAGCTTGCTGTCATAGTTTTCCTCTATGTATTTCTGTTCTCTGGCGGAAAGGTTTTTCCAACTGTCAAACTCATACAACATTTCCTGACGATTCTTGGTATTATTAACACCATTGAAAGCGCCAACGGAAATCAGTGATATGACTGCTCTTTTGTTTAGTTTACAACCATTTATAACTTTTACAAGAACGTCCATCCAAGTATATTTAGATATATCCTGACTAGAAACAAGCTCTTCAATTTTTTCACACTCTTTTGTGCCTACATTCTTAATGTGCCTCATGCCAAAGTATATTTTATCATCAATATCTGTAAAATTTGTATACATATACTGCAATCTAGGAGGGTAAACCTCTATACCCTCAAACTTAGCATCCATCACAAGCTGCTTAATTTCAATCTGGGGCTTAGGTTTCCGATCCGACCTGTTTAGGTAGGACGTATAGAAGTCAAGCATACGATAGTTTTTGCAATATGCGCTCCAATATGCGTTGATCGCATAAGAAACGGCGTGAGACTTGTTAAAGGCGTATCTGTTAGACTTCTCAATCCAAGAAAAGATCTCTTCAGCAACATCTTTGCTTACAATTCCTTGTTTCTCTGTACCTTCTAGAAACGATTTCTTGACTTGCTCCATCAAGTCGGCTTTCTTTTTACCGATAGCCTTGCGCAGAGCGTCTGCTTCCTTGAGATCAAATCCGGCAAGCTTTTGTGCTATCATCATGGACTGCTCTTGATAAACAAGAACCCCATAAGTTTCCTTTAGGATAGGTTCAACGGATTCGTGGGGATAGGTGACAGGATCTAGGTTTGCTTTTCTGTCAGCGTAGTGCTGTGTCATAGACTTACCTTCTGTGTAAGCCTTCAAACATCCCGGCCTAATCAAACTAATTAGTGCCGCAAGCTCGTTTACGCTTCTTGGGTTTACCTTTTTGGCCCAGTGTTTACCAAGATTGGATTCAAGTTGAAACACACCCTTGGTACGTCCTTCACAAATCAAATCCCAAACACTATCATCACGAAAATCGTTGATATCAAACATAAATTTCCCCATTGGCAAATGTTTTTTCAAACTTCACCTTCTTCAATAGCGACCTTTGTAGTTTCATAAATTTAATCATAAGATTAGCGGTGTCTTTTACGTCTTGTAGCGCGTCATGAGCATTATCTTTGCTAGCCTGACTCATGCCAAAGTAATCGCGCATATAATCCATACCGTAACCTTTTACGTCCTGATTGTTTTCAAACCAGCAATAAATGTGTTGCATAACATCAATCGTAAAAATAGGATTGAATATACCCTGTCTGCCTCGTTTAGAGTCTACAGGGCCGTATTGTTGACACATACGCTCTACAATAGGCATATCATATCCATTAATATTGTAACCCGCAGCGATTGGCGCATAGTAACTTGTCTTTTTGAAATTATACTTATCGCAAAACTGCGCAAATTTATTCCAAACAGTTTTAGGAAGTGGCGCTTTTGCTAGTTTGTCCCTTGTCTTTCTTGTAATCTTCAGAGCTTCATCTTCTAGTGGATCAACACCAGCCTTGATAGCTTCATCGTCGTCTATAATTGGCCTGATTTCGCTGTTGAATGTGCCTCCGGGCTGAAGCTCAAGCTTCCTAGCATGAATCGCTACAGCGGCGATCTGAGTTGGTTGACAGGTGTAAGGATTTCTTCCACCAGTCTCAAAGTCAAACACTATAATATCTCTATAATTCATGCTCGTTTTCCTTTTAGTTCTATAAATTTATTAACTGCATCATCAATGTTCTTATAAATTTTGTATTCTTTATGTCTTTCAGACCAAACCTGATATTCATTGTCTGCAACAAGTCTTTTATTGTAGTTCTTGAGATTGCAAATGTGAACTTTATTAGATTCAATAGAACAACCAGAAAAGATTACTGATTTATAATCATCTGCCGTAGCCTGCATATTATTCTCCTTTATTTGTTATTTCCATAATTTTACTTAGTAGATCAATAGCCAAGATATCAAACTTAACATGTCCTTGTGATTCTAAATCATTCATCTCAAAGCCTGCAATATCTTTACCTGTTGTGTCCTTTACCATAGGGCATACATCTTTTAGCTTATGTTTTGATATAATTACACCAGCGGGATGTTTGCCTTGAGATTTGTTAGTGCCTTCAATTTTTATAGCTTGCTCAAAGAACTTTGCTAGTTCTCCCTCTAGCTCGCCATCTTCATTTATCTTACACCATTTTTTAAGATTGTCAGATTCATTTTCTAAAGCCCATCTTATAATAGACCTATCTTCTTTATCCATCAATTCTAATTGATCAGATATCATAGCTTCGTCAGGAAGACAGTCTGTTATATCATTCATTTCAGAAAATGACACAGCATCACTAATTCTTAAAACTTCTTTTAGCGCAGATTTTCCCTGTAGCCTGCCAAACGTAATCATCTGAGAAACGTTTTCCTGACCATACTTTTGTTTGATATAGTCAATAACCTCATCTCTATGTTCCGCAGGTACGTCTACATCAATATCTGGCAAAGAGATATAGTCATCTGTGTTTCTTCCTTCGTTGTAGAATCTTTCAAAAATCAATCCATATTCAATAGGGTCAACCTCTGTAATTCCTAGAAGATATGATATTAAACATCCAGCCGCAGATCCTCTTCCCGGACCTGCAATCCATCCTTTATCCTTAACATAATTTACAATGTCTTGAACAATTAAAAAATATCCAGATAACCCAGCTTTAAAAATAACTTCCAGTTCCGTTTTAACTCTATCAAGATATTCTTGCTTATCTACGTCTAGATAAACTTTTTTAGCAGGGATTAGTTTCTTTTTCCAGCCATGACGACAAAGTTCTTTTAGATATTCGTTTTGATCAAATCCCTCTGGACAATCGAAGTCTGGCAGCATGGGCGGTCCTGTAAGCTCATACTCTTCGCACATGTCAGCTATCTTTGAAGTTGCAGACTTCTTTTTTGTCTTTGGCAAATACCATCTGTCATCCCCATCAAAGAATTCTGAAAACTCATGCTCTACACCTTCTATTTTTGTGAAGGTTTTTTTAAGCTTGCTACACAGCATAATTCTATGACAATCTGCATCGTCTTTATCAACATAGTAAATAGCTTCTTTTTTATAATCCATTTTGATATGATTAGACTTGAATATCTTAGCGAATCCGTTTTTCTTTGGTGTTACACATAAGACATTGCCATTTTCTGCTATCTCTTTCAAAATGTCTATATTTTGATTTGACACATACTTAACCAAATCAAACCAGCCATCTTTGTTTTTTGCATATAGGATAAAGCCATCGAACTCGCATCCGATTACGGGTTTTACTTCATGCTTTTTACACTCTTGATGAAACTCTACAGCCCCAGAGATAGTGCCGAGATCAGCTATGCCGCAAGCGGTGTAGCCATACTCAGCGCATCTCTTTGCAAGTTTATCTGTTTTACAAAAGCCCTGCTGTAGACTAAAGTGAGTTTTACAGTTGATCGGAATCCAGTTCATCTTTTATACTCTAATGATAAATACTTTCTCAAATTTTTAAGATATTCTTTTGAAGTCTCAAAATTATTATGTCTAGCGTTTACTACATTAATCATTCTTTTAGCTAGACCTTCAGGATTTAATACTGAGTTGTTGTAATTAGCAAGACCTTCTAGAAGCGGTCTACAATCTGCCGTTTGAAAAAAGTTTAAAGCTTTTGATAAAGTGTTATCAAGATCATCCCAAGCACCTTTAAAAAATGAAGATTCTTCATAATACCAAAATCTTGGAAGCCTGTCTACAACGGGTATAGCTCCCATCATACTAGATTCAAAAAATCTAAACGTCTCCATACTATAGGCTCCCCGTGGGCATAGAGACAACTTTGAATCACCCAAAAGTTCCATATATTCTTTTGGAGGTAGTCCTCTATTAAATCCATCTGTAAATTCAATTTTGTATTTAAATTTATTGCCAGTTTCTTTTACGAGCTTGTCAAGACCTCTTTTAAAACAGTCTCTTGTTCCCGTATGAGGAATTTGTCCAACAAAAGAAAAATCATACTTTCTTTGTGAAAGCGGCTTTATTTCAATATCTTTGTAAGCATCATTAAATGGTCCTAATGGGGCAGGAAATGTCAAGGGTGTATCTAGACAGTGATCCCATCTATCTAGCACATGATAATGCTGGAATATCAGAAAAACATCATCTCTAAAAAATCCTTCAGGTACTAAATGATTTTCTCTGGAGGTTGATATAAGAATATTTAGTTTTTTGTCATTAAATTCTGGAACGGGTTGCGAATCATACTTAACAATAACTCTGTACTTATCATCTAGCATTTCGCTAAATTTAGTGGCTGTATCTAGTGTAAAATTATTTCCTAAGTGAAACTCTTTGTTTATATCAATTAATTCTGCTGGCATAATAGTCTCTTTTAATTAAATTTGAATACGTCTTTAAATGTATTAGCGTAGTGCTGGTGTTCTGGCGGTATGCCGTCAAAAGAGAGAAACCCTTTTTCTTGATCATATTCTGGATACCTTGACATCGCAATAATTGTATTTTTGTACATACAAGCATACTCTTTGTTTAGCGTTACCTCTTTTGCTAGACGTACATTTTCTCCCGTAGATTTGTATGTAGTTCCTGATTTAAGTTTTTTATTGCCTAAGAATTTACCTATGTTTTTATACATATCTAAAGTTGTATTTAAATGAGTATCATATTGCGCCTTTTCTCCCATGATATCTTTTATGCACATTTCAATAACAGGATGATCGCTAGCACAGTATAGTAGCGCTTGAAATACGTGCTGACTTCCAAAAGAAAGAACACTAAAAAAATCTATATCTGGAGAGATGTAATTTTCAATAGGTTCCATATGTTTAATGTCTACATCGCAGTAATATCCACCCATTTTATATAGGTAACAGTACCTAAAAAAATCACCTTTGTTACAGCCACGTTTGATGGTATGAAAAAAATCAGTGTATGAAGAATCATATTCTTGTGACAAAAACTTTACAACATCTTCATCTGTAAAAAAAAGTATCTCTTTTTCAGGATTTAGCTTTTTTATGTTTGGAATTACATAACTAGGAATGTTATCATCTTTCCATGTTAATATGATATTGTTTGGTATTTTCATTATCCGGGAGCCTCGTAATATCCTATGTTAAATCCTTCGTTGGTGCATTCTTTAAGTGTTTTTGCATGACCTATTGTATGAAGTTTTTTTTCTACATACTCGCACATGGTAGTGTTCGTCCCCGGCCAATTGTTTTTATAAAAGTGACAAAGTTTTTGACATCTGAAATCCCTACGACTACTACTAATCGGTCTGGGTTTGATGTTATCTTTAATCTCTTCATATCTTTTTCTAAGCATTCCCAAAAATCTATCTTGATCTGACTTGTCAAAACACATGCTAAACGGCCCACCGTCTCTGGTAAAGAAGATAGACATAATAGCCTGCTCATAATCTGGATAAAGTTTTGATATGGCATAATTATACAATAGTAACTGCGCATCGTCAAGAAGTTTTTCATATGTTTTTACTTCTCCCGTAGCCCAGTTTTTTCTTTGTCCCGTTTTCCAATCTACCACTTCAATTATATTGTCATCTATCTTGGTAACTAGGTCAATAGTTCCTTTGATGGCTAAGTTGCCCGTGATAGTAGTCCCATCTGGCATTTCATATTCATACTTAGCCCAATCCTCCTCTATTTCAATATCGAATGTCGGCTCTGTGTCAACTATGTTTCTATTTCTTGGATCAAACTGACCTTCGTTAAAAGTTAGAGCCGTCTCTACTTGCTTTTCGCAAAACCTAAAATCGGCAGGATAATATTTATGACTATCCTGTGAGGTGTAATGTTCATAGCTATCTTTCATTAGTTGAGCTACAAACTTTTTTGTTCCTAATTTTCTAGGCGTAAACTCTAGTTGCCCAAGAGCGTCATCTGTAATTGATAGCGTTTTACTATCTGGATTATCCTGTAGCTCTTTTTTACAGGCGGCAAGGCACTCCATGACTTTGTGACACGCAGTGCCTTGTTGCGCCTTCTTGCCAGACTCAGACCTATATCCTAAAACATAGGTCATGAAATATTGCATTTGACAAAAGTCATAGTTACCATAACTAGAAGATCTTATGTAGGTAACTATCATTCTGATTCTCTAAACTGATGAATGCCACCAACAAGAACAGGCTCTTCCTTTTTGTCTGTATTGGCTTCTGACTCAGAAGTTATAGGCGCTCCTAGCCAGCCCCATTCTTCAATCGCGTTTATAAGTTCTACATGAGTTTCTTGAATTGACATGTTTTGATTGTCAATAACTGCATCAAATTCATAGTCGTCATCAAAGGCATTTTCGCTTTTGTGAGAATCTTTGTAATTTGATCTTGTTAATCTAATCACTTTGCCTCCAGCGTTTTGGATAGCCTCAGCCTCATTTGGGTATCTACAATCATCAATTACCGCCAGTAGAGATCCTTCTGATTCTACATCTTTAACGAGTCTTGAAACCCAAATCTCTTCGTAGATTCTTCTACAAACTTCAGAACCAAAAAACTGGAGAAACTCTCTGCCTGTCATTTTCCCATTTTTATGATATGTCAACTTGCCGCTATCAATAAGCTTTTTAATCGGCGCAAGTTTGGCGGTTTTAGCGCAGGTGATAACTCCGGGCATAGATGCCCAAGTAATTGGTATCTTTGCGTTTTTCTGTATATCAGTACCCCTGATATTCTCTTCTTTAATATCAAATAATTCTGTAGCGATATTTTTTAGGGGGTCTGCAAAAGAATAGCTTTTTACATAGGGCCACATGTTATAAACTGCCCATTCAGAAAACTCTAAATCCACCCTCTTAACGTCCAGAAGCGCATGTCCCTGCTCCTTCTCTCCTTTGGAATCAATAAATTCTGTAGCAACAACAAGCTCGCCTTTATCAGTTATACTAAATCCACCAATTATATTGTGCGATCTAAGTTGATACCCGTGTATAAAGTTGCTGCAAGTAGTTTTGCCAGATTGTTTGTTGCCAGCAAAGGCTAAAATTCTGGTGGTCATATCAAATTATCCTTTTCTAATTGGGGGTTAAGTTCTTCATGAATTTGTTCAATAGACATTTCACCAATGTCTTTTTTAGAAATTTGCGGTCTGTAATAGTTAAATCTTCTCCCGCACTTTTTTACAATTTGATCAGCGGCTTTTTTTCCTGCTTCGTCATAGTCTGTCAATATTACTAAATTTAAAGCTCCGCTTTTTTCCAATACTAAAAGTTGGTCATCGCTTACACTAGCGCCAAAGATACCAACTGAATTTTTAAATCCCGCTTCATACATTCTTAAAACATCGCCTTGTCCTTCTAATATGAAAAGAACACCTTTGTCTCCCATGAAGTTTTGCGCGACATTGAATCCATAAAGAACATTTTTCTTAAATCCTTTACTGTGTAACCACTTAGGTTGCAAGCTGTCATTAATAGCTCTTCCTACACATCCTACATAGTTATAGTCCTCATCGTAGACTGGGACAACAACTCTTCCTGACATTGGCTTATTTTTTGCAAAACATGTACCAATATCAAAAGTTTTTAAAGTTTCCTCACTGTATCCTCTTCCGATATAATACTCTGCCGGTATGTTGATTGTAGATTGTATTTGTTCTCTAGATATGTTAGGTATTTGTCTTTCTATCTTTCTATCAAATATCTCTAGCAATTTCACTTCTTTTTTAGCGCCTGTCTTAACTTCTATTTGGCTTGGATCTAGCTTTAGAAAGTCTAAACAAAAATCATAGACAGTATTTAATGGTAAGTCTCTACCTTCTCTGTATGATAGTACACCTCTAACAAATCCAAATATATTGCTTTGATAGTCTTGCTCACATTGATTCGTCCAACATCTCCAGTTTCCTGTAGCCGTATCTCCATCTGTAAAGATACTACAGCCCTCTGGACTGTCGCCACCGTGGATTGGACATGGGAAAGAGTGTCTATTAGGATACTCTATGCTTTCTATTTCAAAATATTCTAAAAGTGACGGAATATCTTCCGAAAGCTTTTCACATACTGTCAATATCTGATTCTGAGTCAATCTCTTCATTTATTTCAAAACCTTCTTCTCTTGCTCTCGCACTATTATGAAGTTCATTTCTAGTCATGCCTTCTTCAAGTCTTCCTATTTTACCAAACATTTTCATGCTAACGTAGTCGCCATCATCTAAACCTTCCCCGTGTCTTGAAACAACGGGAACGAGTTTCCTGTTTCCGTTCTCTACCCTGTCTTCCGCTACCTCTTCTTCTGATTTCATCTTAAAGATAGAGAAGCTAGTACAAAGCCATATAAGCCTGTCTGAGCCTGATACAACATCGGTAGACTCTTTGGTTATACCATCTCTGTTTAGCTGCACAAAGCTCAAGCAGGGTACATCATACTTAACCATAAAGTTATGTAGTTGAGTAATTTGAAATCCAAGCACTTGATATTCTTGCATGGAGCTACTAATGCCCTCAGAACCCATCAGCTTTAGATAGTCATATACAATCAAACAATCATTTGTGACACCAGCCTCATCAAATCCTACATGCTGGTAAATCCATTTGCGCATAATTGCTAAGATGTTTTCAAAAGGTTGACCAGCAATACTTATGTAGTGATAAGGTATTTCTTTTAGTTTATCTGCTGCTTTCTCTACCTTCTCTTTTTCTAGTGGATTTTCTGTAAACTTACCAGTAGAAATCTTATTTATATCTACACCACTGACGTTTGCAAGCATTCTATTAAGATGATCTTCTTTGCTCATCTCGGTATCTAACATAAGTACAGGAATACCCAGATTGGAAACATTCATAGCGACAGCATCGCCAAACATAGATTTACCAACCTTTGGGCGAGCCGCGATAAGATCGACACACTTTCTTCTTAAACCCCCTCCAATAGCAGCATCATATCTGGGAAAGCCCGTAGGAATACCCACATTGTCAGAAACGTTCTCAGAAAGAAACTCAATGTAGTCATCAATATCTTCACCAATAATCTCCGTTTTCTTATTAGATGATTGATATATGTCAGCAGTAGCATCAAGAATGGGCGCTTCTACTTTGGAGATGAGATCCATGACATCTTCATCACCGTTTGTAGCATCCAAATCTTTTTGACAAGCGCTAAGTGTTTTCTTTAAATCTCTTGCTAGTTTAAGTTTGGCTATCTTTACAGCGTGAGACTTTGCATTTTCTTTATGTATAGGAAAATTAAACAGAGATCGTATAAATGATATCTCTTGCTTGTTGTTGATAGACTCATGTACGCCTAAGCTGTTGGCGGCAGAAAGTATAGATGCTAGCTCTACCTTAGAATTTTCTGAAACAGATTTATGAATACAATGAAACAAAAGCTGATTCATATCATCTGTGAAATGATCAGCGTCTACAAAGTCTATTTCCAAATAGCAGTCTAGCCCATACTGACAAAGAGCCGCAAGTACGGCCCTTTCTGATGCTAGATCTTCAAGATTATTTTTCATCTATACCGACCTTGCCCTCAAGCACTTATCGCAGGTAAAGAAGTCACGCGCATGTTGAGGATGAACCTCTACACTAGAGTTGCAAGCAGCACAGAATTGAGAAACCATCTTGACTGGTTTTCTTTTCCTTTCAGTAGGCGTTATGTCTGGTGTTTTGTTTTGTTCATCTTTATGTTCAGTGCCATCATCTGTGAAAAGATTAACCCTTTGTTTTACTTCTACTTGTGTAGAGCTTGGTTTAGGCTTATCTCTCGTCATTGTAAAGTCATCCACATCTCTATTTACGCTTTCTGGAGGCTTTGCTTCTTTTGGCTTGTCTTCTGCTAATAGGCTAGCTGCCAACTCTTGCTTTTGCTCAGGCGTAAGAAGCTGCATCATCTTTTGCACCAGATCTTCAGTCATTATTTTCTCCTAGCCATATTTGTTAATATTTCTGCCATCTTAATTATTCTATTGTTTTTGCCTTCTAGTGTTCTAACTCTAGCTTCTGCATGGTTTTTTATCTTCAGTATTTCAGCAGCTAGTGGGTTTTCTCTTATTGCGGAGTAATACTTCTCTTGCCATTTAGAGTATTGTCCTCCATACTGATTCATTGTGTTACCTATTATAAACCAAATAGAAGATTCTGCCCACTCTAAAGTATTTTTTTCTTTAGCTTTTACTGTCTCTACATATTCTGCATACGCATAAAGTTTAAAAGCATACATATTGCACGTTTCTGCATTCCAAGATTTGATTGTGTCAAAGTCGGCGTTAAGAGCTACAGAAGCTTCTTCTGGAGGCTCTACTTCGACTAAGTATTTAGAACTTTTCCAGTCTTGTACCGCTTGTAAAAATTCATTGAATCTTGTTTCGCCATTCATCTTCATCCTCGTTGTAATTTAATTGTACCAATCTTATTTCATTCAGCTTGCACCATTCCGCCTTGCTCCTATCTCTTGCTTGTGCTTTAAAAAAGGCTAGCTTACTATCAAAATGATAAGCATTAAATCGAAAGTGCTGTTCACCATGAACCTCTACAATTAGATTTCTATTTGGTATGTAAAAATCTGCACGAAGACACTTACTTCTTGTAGTTTTTGTTCCCGGTAAAGTCACTTCCTCTAATATTCTATCATGAGGAAAGCAAGAGTCAAGGACTATTTTTGCCTTTTGGTGTAATTTAGACCTTTTGCCGCCACCCGTTTTTGGATTCCAAGTATACTCGCGAGCATCTAAACCTATTACTTTCAAGCCAGTGCCTCTTTTATCATCGACTCTAGATTGTCTACATGTTCAGGATTTTCTCTCAAAAGATTGTAAACTTTATCTTGTCCTTGGAGCTTGCCCTCCCAAAGAGATTCGCAAGAAAACCAAGCGCCAGATTTATCAATAAAACCTAAGTCTAAAGATAATTCAAGTATTTCTTGAGTTCTGTCAATTCCATGACCGTATCTGATATAGCTTTGAACCTGACCTCCCGGCGGCCCCATAGAAGAACAGATAATCTTCCAGTTGACAATTTGACCAATTCTGTTTTTATTGCCATCCTCCCAAGGTTTTATCGCGGGAACCTTTTCGCCACCACCAGCAATTTCCATTCTAGTGTCGGCTTGATACTGAATTTTTGTTCCGCCATCTGATAGTTTTGCTTTTCCAAAACCTCCTGTGTTTGCGATATAGTGAGTTATAGCAATCACAAGACCTCGTTGACGAGGCAGAAGCTGTCCGATCTTTTTTGTAAAGATAGATAAAACTTTAGGAAGACCAGCACGACCCGGAGTGAAGTCTCCATCTAGTTCTTTTTCTGGAATCAATGAAGATATAGAATCAATTATAAGCACAGCGCCATGATTTTCAGGATCGCTCATCAGTTGATACGCCCATTTTAAAAGCTCTTCCGCAGGCAAAGGCTTATCTTCTGGGCCTATTACTTTAATTTTTGCAGGGTCAAAGTCATCTACTTGAAAGTTCATATCTTTCAGGCGACCTTCAGCATCAACATAAATTATCGGCCTACCTTCTTTTTGACAGTTTGCGGCAATTTGCATAGCTGTTGTAGTCTTGCCGCTTTTAGGATCTCCGGTTAGAGTAAGCCAGCAACCCTCCCTTATGCCACCGCCTAGTGCGAGATCAATAGCGGGACTAACAGAGATGGTTTTGTAATTACTTTTTTCTTCTAAGACTTCTGTGCCAGTCTTTATTATGTTTCCATATTTCTTTATATCATTTTTCAAGTATTCAGGTACTTTATTTTTTGCCATCTGTATCCCTAAGTTTTGATAGTAGTGTTTTACTTTTGTTCTTTTTCTTTGGTTTATACTTCGTATCTTCAGCTATCTCAATAATCTTCTTTGGTCTTTGCTCTTCTATTTTAAGTTCCTCAGAGCGTTTAGCCACACCCTTTTCTACAAAGTCTGTTATTAAAACAAACTTTTTTGATTTGTGCAAAAAGCCCAAGGAGTAAACGTTTCTACCGCTTGGGCTATTAAGATAAGATACTAGAGATTTTTCTCCATACTTTTTTATCAGCTTAGAAGCTAATCTTATTTGAGTTTGATATTCTTCTTTTTGCGACTTATTCCAAAATTTAAATTCAAGACTTCCTTTGTTTTCTCGCTCTCTTTTTCTCAAGCATACCATTTCAGCGCAATACTGCGCAGCGTTACAGGGCTGGCTGGTTGATATACTTTTGTACTTCGGGGTGTTTGATTTTTTCTGAGTCATTTTTAAATATCATATACTTAACGTTATCTTCTGTGACAGATCTGACAGCTTTATCTTTTTCAAATTGATTGTAAGGCCAAGTATATTTTGCAACATCTACGGCAGAGCAATCATCTTTTAGTAAGCAAACAGTGAGTGTTTGAAAAGATGTAGAATGACTACCATCCATAGCCTGATCTTTAGCTATCCCTCTCATGACAGCAAGCCCATCTAGGCCATTGGGATTTTCAAAGAAAATTTTAGCAGGAGCGCCAAACATGTGTAATTCTATTTTAGTAATAAAATCATTATTTTCTTTACAGTGATCTCTAAGTCTTATCCAAGGGTTATCAAATCCTGATCTGTCATAATCTCCATAAACCCTAGTGCCATCAGAAAGTGTTGCAATCCAGCTAATCATAAGATTTTCCATAGTTAGTCTTCTCATGTAGCCGTCTCTTTTTGTGCAAATCATATTATACTTCCTTTATTTTGTGAATTATCCCCTTGTATCTTTTAGGGGTGGATGTATTTTTTCTAGATTCATCTGCCGCCATAGAAGCAGCCTCTGTCATAATTGTAGCGACTTTATTAGAATCTCTGGCATAAAGATTAGAAGAGTCTGGTCCATCTGTTGACTTTTTAATAGTCTTTAAATGTTTTGTGACACTTGACTCTGATCTATCAAGATCTTTAGCAAGAACAGAAACTTCTGCTTCGGCATTATTTTCAATGTAGTATTTTTCCGCTTTTGAAAGTGGACCTTTCTTCATTTTATTTCTCCATTACTAATCTTCTAGCTCTTGTAAAATACAAACCGTTTTTTGTTTTCAAATATTTTATATAGAAATCAAAGCATTCTTTTGATACCTTTTTAAATCTTCTAGTGGAAGAAGACGATCTTGTAAACCTATCATTGTACGCATCAATTATCTCTGCCCTATCATAAAGTATATAGTATGATTCAGATTGATCTACTGTAGCTCGGTATGCAAATCCTTCTTTTTTTTGTACGCTAGCGGCAGATTTTCCAAAATATTCTTTATCTACTTGCTGTGGGTCTGGTAAATTAAGATCAGACACATCTTCGTTTTCCCATCTAGCCATTTAATTTCTCCAATTTTTCTTTTAATTTCTTAATGCAGTCTGCCTCTGTGGGGCCAGAGATACAGAATTGAGCTTTAGTAGATATGCCATAATCTGCTAGTAACCTATTTCCCATAATTTGGTTGTCCAAACTGCCATCATCATACATCTTTCTAACATCAATTTTCATAGTTATAGTAGCATGATGTGGGCAGCTTTTCCTATCTACTTTGTTGTCAGATATTTCAAACTCATTCATCAATCACCTTCTCTAATCCATTTGATTTTTTCTTTAGCGCTCATGCCATTAATTTTTCTGTTCATGTTTCTTCTCTTCTGTGCTTCACTATTGTTTTGAGCATTATCCTTCGCTGCCTTTTCTTGCTTTTCATAGTGTCCCATGTTTCTAGTATTTTTATCTGCCAACTGACCTATGGTATTCGCTTCGCCTCTTACAGATATCGCAGGCGCATTTATAAAAATTTTTCTTAAAGTCTTTTTATTGCAACATGGACATTCAAGTATGGATGGGGCATCGTGAGCTTGTCTAATTTCGTCGTAATATTTACACTCTTTACATTCAAAATCATAGAGTGGCATTGTTTTCTCCTTATGATAGATGACTTTATATTTTAGGACAATACGACAAGTATTACACGCTAATTTTCCATAGCATTTAATATTCTACCAAGAATACCATTTCTTTGGATGTCTTGCGTTGTAAGAGTAGAGATGCCAACACCGTCTACGTTTTCAAGTTTTTCTATACAGTCCCATAGCCCGCTTCTGGAGAGATCACATTGCTTGGTATCGCCATTTATTAGCACTTTGCTTCCTTGTCCCATCCTCGTAATAAACATTTTTATTTGTTCAAAAGTGCAATTTTGTGCTTCGTCTAGTATCATATAAGTGTTATGAAACGTAGACCCTCTCATAACTTCCAATGGCTGATATTTAATTCTACCTTCATTGTAGTACATGCCGTAGTAGGCCCGACCTAAAAAGTGTCTAAAGTTTTCTTGCATAGGCAAAAGGTATGGAGCTATTTTTTCTAACAAGTCCCCCGGCAAACTTCCTATCTCTTTTCCTGTGCATACCAGCGGGCGCGATATTAGCACTTGATCAATCTCACCCCTATGAAGATGATCTGATGCAATCCCTGCTGCTATGTATGATTTACCTGAACCAGATGGGCCACTACAAAATACCACATCATTTTCTACTATAGACCTTATATAATCTTTTTGATTCTCCGTTTTTGCTTCTAGTGTTTTTACTTTTTGTGGTGCGTTGCTTTGTTTTTTGGTTTTTCTTTTCATTTAAAGCCTATTTATTAGAAAGCTCTTTTATTGATTAAGTCCCTTACGAAAATGTCCTTAGCTAAAACTATATCACTGTGGTCATTTTGATAAGTAATAGTTGTTTCTACATTTCCTCCTGTTGTATCACCACCAGTAGTGCTAATGCTGGTTACATAATTATTATTACCAAGATCTATAACATGATACTTATTTGTTTGAGCGGCGAAGTCTATTGTTTGAAAAACAAGTCGTATTGGTCTGTCTGTATTATTGTACAAAGGAGAAGGAGGTCTTGAAGAACCGTAGCTTGGAGGATTTGGATGATTAGGATCAAGCCCATCTTGATAAGGACCGCCGCCATGACTTAATCCTGTGCTTGTATTCATTACACCAGAAGCTGCAAAATTAACATCGCTGTTTCTTAAAAAGGTCGGATTACTGCTACTATGAGTAGTCGGGGCAGCGGAAGAACCGCTGAATACAAAATCTCCATACTCTAAAGCACGTCTAGAAACGCCCGTAAAAGAACATGAAACTTGTAGTGGCAAATTCATTTGAGTGTATCTATTTTGCTCAAACTCTTTATCCTTTTCAGATCCGGCCCAATTTCCCACGTCGGTAAGTTGAGTGTAATCTATTGTTAAATTAACATTTATGCTGTTTATGCCATATATTTTCATTGGGCGCATACTACCATCATCGCCCCTGTATTTAGACTCTGTATTCCCAACTTCAAACATACTTTTAACTTCTTGAGGTAGTCTAGATTTTCTATCAACATCTTGTTTTAGTATGTCTAGGTTGTCTCTTTTAAGAGTATTTATTTCATATGCTCCCCGACTATTTACAGCAACGCCACTATGAGGCATGGTTGTATAGGTGGGGCTGTTTTGCCCAATGCTAGAAAACTTATACTGACTAAGTGTGGATAGGTCTTTGTTAAATCTAAGCTGTTTTGTAAATAATGTTATAGTCTCGGTTACTCCGTCTAGTCCTATATTGTAATCTAAACTCGATAGTAAGCAGCTTTGATAAGTTACAGATATAACCTTATCTTTGTCGGCATCCGAACTTGAGCTATCTAGCCCAGAACCCATATATTTAAATTTATCTGGTGTATATAAAATAGTTATATCGAACTGACGAAAAACTTTGTTGTCAGGATCTTTAAGACCTTTATCGCCTAAGTTGTCTTTATACAGCACATGGGAAGTTTTATATCCAGCCGCTCCTTCGGTGTAATTGCTAGGATTTACAGAATAAAAGAACTCTTGATTTTCATCTATCTTTCTTTCAATAGTTATTTCAAAGTTTTGCTGACCATAATAATGAAATTGTCTTTGTGCTTTTCCTACGTCTAGAAGTGATTGAGAAGGCATATCTCCATTTATACCTATGGATTGGACACCCTCTAAAAATATAGAATTTTTAATATGAGAAGACTCAACTTCCTGTTCTAAGTTTCTTCCACGCCTTTTAAAAGAAGAAGGGTTTGTTCCATATCCATCTTGACTATTAACAAGAACCGCTTGACAGGCATAGAATACTCTTCCGTTTGGATCGCTAAATGGTAAAGTCGTCATTATGCACCCGTACTTCCAAAGCCAGCCTCGCTCCGATCCGTATTGTTTAGGTCAGACACTTCTACAAGTTCAAAGTTTTCTACCTTCTGTAATACAAGTTGAGCAATTCTGTCGCCCTTTTCTACGTTGTAATCACTATACTGAGAGTTGTAGAGTATAACACCGATATCGCCGCGATATCCACTATCAATTACCCCAGCAAAAACATCTATACCATGCTTGTAAGCCATGCCTGATCTCGGCCAAATCAAGCCAACATATCCTTTCGGTATAGCCATAGATATACCTGTCTTAATTAGTTTATGTGTGTGCTTCTCTAATATAGCGCCATGAGAGGCATAAAGGTCAAAGCCAGCATCAGACTCATTTGCTTTTGTAGGGGTTGTTGCGTTTTCATTTAGTTTTACAAATTTTAAAGGCGCACCATTCCAAGGTCTTATATAACTAGGAAAACATGTTTTACCTTGCACTTTCTCTAGTTCTTTTTGTCTAGCTAATTGATCTGGATGAGTACTCATATTTCGCATTTCCCTCCTGCGCAGGCAAGTTCCTGCTCTGGTTGAACATTGTTAGTTTCCTCGATAACATTTGTAAAATCAACATCTGTATATTCTCTATTCATATCTACCCACTCTTTCCAGTTGTAAACATCTTTCATGCAGTAG